AAAGGCGTAGCCGGCAAAGGCGATAGACAAACCCAAGTTTCCATTGCGGTAAAAGCCGGCGGCCGTGACCAGGTAGCAGATCGTTGTGATGAGCAGCGGCGTGAAGGTCATTGGAGGGCTCCGGTTGCTAGAAGCACGGCAAGGCGATGCTCGTCATTGCAAATTTGGGAAGGATGGGTGTCTGCAATGCGCCGCAATGCCGCGCGCAGCTTCTCTTCGCGGTCGGCAGATATGGCGAGGAGTTTGGCCTGCTCAAGGCTTTCGGCCTTCCATTGGTTGCGCTCGCGGGCGAGCTTCCAGGCGCGGTCGCGAGCCTTCCAAAGGTCGTTATTCATTTGTCCCATCCTTCCTTGAGGTGCCCAAAGTCACGCGGCTCAGTAACCTCGACGCCGCCAGTGCCGCACACACCGCACTCCCCGATGTGGTAGGTGGCACCATGCGGATTACCCTGCGGACGCTTGCCGTGCAGCCGGCCGCACTCGTCGCAGATCCATTCGGGATATGGCTTGGAGAAGATTCTCTCAAAGTTGCGGCGATAAACGTCGCCATTCACCGCACGGGGCGTATCGCCTTTACCGGCCATCGCGGACCTCCTTCCAAAATTGCTCGCGGTAATATTCTTCGGTTTCTTGCATGTGCCGCATGGCCAGCTCGTCTTCGACGATGTGGGGCAGATCCCAGCTCAGGGGCATGTGCTTGAGGCGGCGGCGGGCTTCCATGCGGACCTCGCGCGGGATGCGCTTGATCTTGCCGGGGACGCACAGTTCGCTCAGGAAGTTGCGGGCGGCGGCGATGGCGCGGGCTTGCTCGAGGGGCGTGCTCATTTGCGGTCCATCCTCTTGTAAAACTCCTCCTCAATGTGGCCAGTGAGGTAGGCGCGGGTTTCCTCGTCGTTGCTTTCGATGTGTCGGAGGGCCGAGCAGACAACGTGGCAGACTTCATGGCCAAGACTGCTGCGGTCTTCGGGATAGTTGCCGATCCAGACGCAGTGCCAATTCTTGTCGGAGAACGTCCAGGCGGCTGCGTCTTCGTCGGGCTGGTTCTCGGGGTCGTCCGCGGACATCTCCATGACCGCAGCGCACCGCCGCAACGCCGTCTTCTGGGGGGTGTTGACGTAGAACTCGACGATGACTCCGTAGAGTTTGTCTTTGACGACGAAGCGGCGGGCGGTGCGTTTCATGTTAGGCGGTGGTCTCTTTTTCTGCCGCCCACTTTTCGTATTCCTTGCGATCAGCTAGTTCGCATTCGTCTTGCACGGCAGGAAGAGCGGTGCCGTTTGGCTTGGGCGGCAACTCATGGTCGCCTATGATGCCAATTGTGTTGCCGTGCATTGCAAACTGCAGATAGCGATGCACCTTGTCCTTGTGGCCGAGTTGCTCTAGCCCGGCGCACACCGTTCCGATTTTGCGCGTTAAATCGCTAATCCGCATCGCAGCCTTAATGACGCTGCCGTCCTTCATTACAATTTTGAAGATGGCGATGTTGACTGGGTTTTGATTACTCAGCTTGATGTTGACAACGCTTCCGACCTCGGAAGCATCCTGCTCTGTAACGGTGAAGAACGGATCTCCGGTCTTCATGTTTTCTTCGATGTATTTTTGAACCTTGCTCATAATTAGGCGGCTTTCTTGAGCCGGAGCTGCGCGTAGTGCAGGGCGAGACGTGCCTTGAAGACCTCCCAGCAGGGCTCGGCGCTGAAGATCCAGGCGACCTCGAAGTCGTCCGGCGATTCCTTGCCGATGCGGACGATGGCGCGGCGTTGGACTTTCATCTTCGGCCGGTTCTCGTTCCAGAGCTGTTCGTATCCGGCGAGCTGGATCTTGTGGGCGGGCACGATGGCTTTGCTCGTCTTCCAATCAAGGAGGACGATCTTGCCGTCGCGGTCGCGCGAGGGTGCATCGATGGTTCCTCCGAAGAGGTATTCTTCGGAGACTAACTGCACCTCGGGCTCGATGACCGTGAGGCCTTCTTCGTCCCACCAGCGGCGGAAGTTGTTGTAGGCGATGGTCGCCTTCTCAATGTCCGCCGCGGAGAACTCGGAGAGGTCGGGTTCATGATTGTGCAGGAAGCACTCGATCATGAAATGCGCGACCGTGCCGATGTCGGCCGCTTTGTCGCGGACCTTCCGGTAGTCTTGGCCCTCCATGCCGAGCTTCCATGCCCAATGAATCAAGCCGCTGCTGTCCTCGCCGATTTTGGCGATGGTGCTGGCGCCGGGAACGTCGGTGCCGTCCTTGAGCGGATACTTCTGGTGAGCGCGGGTCTTCTCGAGACGGACGATCTTTTGTCCGGCTGCGTTGAAGCGGTCGGGCTCGGCGGGTTTGACCGCCTTGGCCTTGGTTGCCCTGCGTTTGTGTGGTGTAGGCATACGATGGTATGTTTCTACCAGTCGATGTCGTCGGTTCCGGTCCTGGCTGCGGGCGCTTTCGCCTCGCTCACGTCGAAGCCGTAGCTGACCGCGCTGCCGCCATCGCCCCAGGTGACGAGGTCGATGACTTGGACGGCTTTGGGTTGCAAGGTGATGCCGGCGCCGAGGCTGGCCGTGTACCAAGTGTAGGGAACGACCGCGACTTTGATCTTGGAGCCGCCGCCGATGTTGGCCTCGAGGGGCTGACCGTCAGCGCCGAAGAGCTTCGGCTGGCGGCTGAAGGTCTCGCCTTCCTTGTTCTTGCCCATGGCTTTGACCTTGAGCTTGAGTTGCGTCATGCCGTCGTTTTCTTCCCAAGGCGCGGCGTGCAGCTTGAGCTTGTCCTTCTTCAGCTCGCGCTTTTTGTCGGCGACGAACTCGGAGAAGAGGGCTTCGATTTGTTTGAGGAACGGCTCGGCGTCCTCGGAGGACATTTCGAGGTTCACTTTGTAGACCCCAACTTCGTCGAACTTGGTGTCCGGGCGGTTGAGGCTGGGATAGCGGGCGATGCCCACGGGCGTGGTTACGGTTTTGCTCATGTTGTTATTTCGGGTTGTTGCGTTTTGGTTGGTACTAAAAAATCGGAGCGGCGCAGGATGGTGAGAAAGTCTTGGGCGCGCAGGGTGACTAGCCAGTCTTCGCCGTTGCGCTTGTGGGCGACGACCGGGAAGAGCTTGTCCTTGGCGTCGCGGATGGCCTGGGCGATCCAGTCTTTGACTTTGGTCACCTGACAAAATTTGACCTCCCAGTGGATGTCTGGCAGACAGGGGCAGACAACGTCGGGCGAATCACCGAGGCCGCTGAACTGCTGGCCGCGGCGGATGCCGGAGTCGCCGAAGGCTTCGCGCAGTTGGTCGCGCCACATGCGTTCTCCGCGGGCGCCTTTGGCTCTGCTATTCATTGATCGCCTCCCAGAGTTTCGGCGACGGCGCGAAGACCTCGCCGTCCGTCAGTCGGTTGCCCAGCGCGGCGTTCTCAAAGCGGGTGAGGCGCGGGCGCCAGACCAAGTTGACCTTGCCGGTGGCTCCGGCGCGGTGCTTGGCGATGTGCAGCTCGGCGTCCTGCGGGTCGGGTTCGGCTTCTTGGTCAGCTGCGTAGTAGCAGGGGCGGTGCAGGAGGCAGACGAGGTCGGCGTCTTGCTCGATGCTGCCGGACTCGCGGAGGTCGGACATTTTCGGCCGGTTGTCGGAGCGGTCCTCGGCCTTGCGGTTGACCTGGGCGGCGGCGACGACCGGCACGCCTAGCTCCATGGCCATGGCTTTGAGGCCGCGGGAGACGAAGCCGACTTCGTTCTCGCGACTTTGGGCGCCGGTGTGGGAGACGAGCTGCAGGTAATCGATGAAGATGATTTTGACGCCCCACCGGCGCACGGCGAGACGCGCGCGGCCGCGGATGTCGAGCATGGTGAGGCCGCCGCGGTCATCAACATACATAGGCTCCGCGGAGAACTCAGCGGCTGACGCCATGATCCGGCGCTTGCTGGCGTGATCTAGGAAGCCGTTGCGGATGACTTCGATGTTTGTCTCGGCGCGCGAGAGAACAACGCGGGTACTCAACTCGTTTGCTGGCATCTCGAGCGAAAAATAAAGAACCGGCACGCCGCGGCGGGCCATACACTCAGCGATGTTGAGCATAAAGGCCGATTTACCCATAGCCGGTCGGCCAGCCACGATGGCGAGCTGGCCGGGGCGAAGACCGCCGGTGATGTAGTCGAAGGCCTTGAAGCCGGTCTCGACGCCGAGTTTCTGGCCCGGAGTCATCAGTTTTTCCAGCTCGTCAAGCATGCTGGGCACGATGGCGCTGGCTGGGCGCATGCTGTCGGTCGATTGGCCGAGCGAGAGCGACAAGACGGACTCTCCGGCGTGCTGCAGGACATCGTCGGCGGGTTGCGACATGTCGGTCGCGGCGGCGAGCATGTTCTGCGCGGCGCCGAGGATGCTGCGGCGGGCGTGCAGGTCGCGGAGGGTCTGGACGTGGTATTCCACGGCAGCGGGTCCGCCGGCGGACTTGGCGAGGAGGTCGGTGAGGGCGCCGGGTCCGCCGACGAAATCCATACGGCCGTTTGAGGCGATGACTTGCGTTACCGCAATGATGTTCGGGACGCCGCCGGCGGCGCGGATGTCGCGGATGGTTCCGAAGATGAGCGCATTGGCGGGCGTGAAGAACAACTCGTCGCGCAGTCCGGCAACCTCGTCGATGAGGTTGGGCTCGGACATGAGCGAGCCGATGACGGCGGCTTCAACCTCGGGGGCGTTTGGGATGTGGTGTTTGGCTTTCACGCAAAGGGGTCGTTATTGTTTTCGAGGAGAACTATGACAAACATCGTCAGCAGGATGAGCAGCAGGTAGGTCAGCAGCAGCGCGTTCATCGCGTTGTTTGTGCATGGCGGCGCGGCGCTTCAACCAGCGGTCGCACGCAGCGTCGACCATGGCGAAACTTTGGTAGGCGAAGGGTGAGATCCATAGGTCGGGATGGGTGGCGGCGAGTGCGGCGCGGTTGCGGGCGCGGTGGGTTGCGGTGATTTTGGCGGGGTTGTCGTCAAGGGTTTCCATGGCACATGAGGTAAGGCTGCGTGGTGTGCCGCGGTGTGTGTCCAAGAATGTCCCAGAGTGTCCACACAGGATCAATCATTTTCTTGCTCCCGGTGAAGATTTTTTGGGTCGGTTTCGAGGAGGGCTTGGTGCTTGGCGGTGGCCTTGGCGTTGCTCAGTGCGGCGCAGCCTTGGAGGGCTTCGCGCAGGATGGAGCGCTGGCGCTTGAGGTCGGCGACCTCGGCGCGGAGTTGGGCGATGATTTCGTTGTCCACCGGATTGGTGGCGAAGGACGGCCCGAAGCCAACCTCGCCGACGACCAAGTCGGGGATCATGGTGGTCATGACGACCTCCTTTCGGCCGACACGCTGCCGTAGAGCCATGCGGATTTGCGGAAGGCGCTCTGCGTGGCCAGCCCGCGGGAGGCGAGGAAGCGGTCGCAGGCGCGGTGCATTTCGAGGTGGCCGATGCGGGGCATGCCGGGGACGCCGGCCTCGAGCTTGTGCGTCTTGCCGTTTTTAAGCGTCATCGCGGAGTTCCTCCTTCAGGCTGATTTTCTCCCAGACGAGCTGGAGGGCGTAGAGCTTGGCGATAACGTCCTCGAAGAGTTCGTCGATGGCTTCGGCGTTGATGGTGACCTTGCCGTCCTTGCGGGTGAGCGCTTGGGGCTTTTGCTTGGTGGTTTTCTTTTTCATGGGTTAGGTGGACATTTGTACAGGTGGGGGTGGGACATTGGCTGACCGATGCCCGGAATTGATTTTTGCGGCTGCGACCTCATCTAGGAGATTCCAGTTGTCCATTTCCCGATGGTCGGGCGCTGACGATTTGGCTGCGCGGCGCCGGTCGGCCGCTGGAATGAAGGCGGTCTTAATGCGGTTGCCCAACTCTGCGCGGGTGTAAAAAACCCAGCAATTTAGGTCAGGCAGATAGACAGCCAAGACCTCGTAGGCGTCCGCAGAATACAGCACGCCGCCGCTGTTGTTGGAGACTTTGTAGCGGCTGCCCTCCTTGGTGGCCCACTTGACCTGGACGACGATCCAAACGCCACTTGGGTGCATGACGATAAAATCAAAGTCGGGAACTTCTCCGCTGGGGCGGCACACGGTGTATCGACGCAGCGATGCGGCCAAATCAAACGCCTTCTCGGCGATGTCTCCCTTCTGCTTGTCGGTTAGGCGCGGGCTGAACATCGCACCCTCCGTCACCGGAGCCATGTCGCTATCAGGAATCGCGAAGATTGCCTGCGTCATGCCGCTCCCTTCATCTGCTGCGCCTGCAGGGCTTCGAGGGCCAGCATCCGGCGCTCGGCCTCGGAGGGCTGCACGGGGCCGGTGCGGGGGATATGGACGACTTTGGGGGTGTCTTTGGGGGTGTCAACGAAGACCCCCCGCCAGCCGTGCTTCACGGACTTGCGGAGGGCTTCGACCGCGGCGGCCTCGTTGACGGCGGCCAGATCGGCGATGATGCGCTGGGCGGCGGTCGGGGTGAGCGGGGCTTTGATCTCGCGGCGGTGTTGGGCGAATTCGGCCCAGGCATTGGCGAGGCCGGCGCCGTGGGGGAGCGGAATTGCGGCGGGGTCAAACTTGGGCGGCTTCGGACGCGGAACTGCTACGGGGGAAGAAGAAGGGGGCGAAGGCTGCGAAGCGGCCGGAGCGGGTGCGTTGGTTTCTTCCTGTTCCTTTACGTTCTTTATGTTGGGGTCTAAATCTTGGACCACTTGGGTCCAGCATTTAGACCATTTGGGTCTACCATTTAGACCACTTGGGTCTAAATCTTGGACCGGTCTAAGTTTTAGACCCATCTCCGAAACGCCGGGGATTTTCCAGATCGACGCCTCGGCGCCGTCGCCGGCCAGCTTGCGGTGGCCCTTCTCGACCATGACCAGATGGCCGGCGTTGCGGAGGCGCTTGAGGCTGTTGGCCACGGTGGCGCGGCAGAGGCGGGTCTTCTGGCAGAGCTTGCCCCATGACCCAAAGCAGTTGCCGTCCTCGTCGGCGAAGTCGGCAAGGGCCAGCAGGACGAGCCGGTCAGAGCCCTCGACCGTGCTGACGTACCAGACGAAGTTGGTTGCGGCGACACTCATGAGCGGAACTTCTTGCGGCGGATGCCTTGGCGGTTCTCAAACAGGAGGCGACCCTCGGCGTCGGGTCCGGCGTAGTGGCCCCAGATGCGCTCACCGGCTGCCCAGTCGAGCTGGTTCTGGACGCTGTAAAGAACGTGTTCCCCCCAGTTGTCCACGGTCGCCCACACCATCTTCTTGTTCGGCGGGCGGTGGCGCAGGGTTTGGCCTTGGTACTCAGTGCCGGGGACGAAGCCGGCGGCTTCAGCGGCAGCCTTGGCGAGTCCGCGGGGGGTTGTGTCGATGGGCTTGGGGTCGGGCTTGGGCGCGTCTGGCGTGGGGGCAGGGGGTTGGCTGGTGGGTTTGCTAATGGTTTCCTTGTTGAAGGACTGGGCGGCTTTCTTTAGGGCGTTGATCATAAGTGTTTTAGTGAAAAATTTTCTGGGACTGAAACGGTGGGGGGTATTGAAGAAAATCAGAACGCTCGACCCCCGCCCCCCCGGTCGGACAGAGGAATATGAGAGTTGCTGTTGTGTTCTACGTCATTATACATGATTTATCTTGTATTGAGTTATGGACGGCAAGCGTTGCTTATCAACTACTTGCAACATCCGATACATCACGATCAGTGCTGATTGGCGGCAGCGCGGCAGCCTTTTGCGCGGCCGGCTCCTGCATGCCGACCGGTTGAAACTCCACATCCACGACCTCACCGCCCTTCCGCAGCCCGGCCACGAACTCCTGCCAGGCATCAGCCGCCGGAGCCATCACATGCTCGACACGCTGGGTTGCTCCACCAGACAGCAGCTCTGATTTATCTGTGGCCACAGCCGCCATGATGACCAAGCCTTGGTCCTTCATGTCAGGGATGCGGTCTAGGATCTCAGCCGTGCCGATGGCCGCAATAGCCTTCCAGTTACGTGCGGTCACGTCCCGCGCGCGCTCCATCAATTCGGGGCGGTTGCGGATCAGTGCGGTCACCGTATGGTGCGATGTATTATACGCCCTGCAGATCTGCCTCACCGACATCCCGGCGAGGTGAGCCGCGGCAATCTTCTCAGCCTTGGCGTCCGGCACATCCTCTCCGGTGCGGTTCTGAATGCGCACGAGCGGAACCTCGGGCTCGGGCTTGGGCTGCTTGGGCTTCGGCTTAGATTTGGTCTTGGGTCTTGCCATGTCAGTGTCTTGCAAATTCGCCATGAAGTTTCTCCCTCACACTGCGAGCAACGGCTGCGGCCTCGTCTATCGTGCTGAATGAGCCGAAGTAGCGATGGCGGCGATTGTTTGATATGCGCACACACCAGCGCTTGTTCTTAGGGTGCCAATGCACTCCCTTGACTCCGCTGCGACTGCGCTTGTGGCCTCGAATGTTATGCGCGCTCTCCAAGTGCGTCGCCTCGCGCAGATTGCACGCGCGGTTGTCGCTCGGATCTCCATTGATGTGATCGCAAAACGGCTCGGGCCAGCGGTTGTGTGTCAGAGCAAACGCGATGCGATGGACGTAGAGCTTGTTGCGATAGATGGTGACGGTGCGGTAGGGCGGACGAGCACTGCCGACGGGCTCTCCTGCTTTAGCCCTAGCTCGAGCGCGACCTTGGCGCTCCTTCCACACCATGTCGCCGGTCTCAGGATTGTAATCGATCATCTCCCGCAACATTTCGATTGTGACTTCCTTGCGATAGCTCACCTCAAAATCCTCCCTCGATGTCTGCGCATCAGCGGCCTCACCGGCTCAATCCCCTGGTCCGTCTCAAAGATATGCAAATGCCCACCCTTGATCGCCCGAGCGATCCGCTTCATGCCCATGTCGAGCAGCACGCCGGACAGCCAAGGGTCACGGCTTTGGACATGCCAGATGTCGCCGTCGATCGGCCAAGCGCACAGGGTGGACGCGCCGAGGCTTGAACTCGGAGCCGGCTTAGGTTTGCGCCGCTGCGTCTTTGCCGCGTCCGTCATTGAAGTTTCTCCCGGTAACTCTGAGTCAAATCATCCCACTCAAATCCCTTCGGCGCCGTCAGCCGCATCCAGCCGTCTCGCAGTGCATACCAGCCTTCCATCTTGTAGTTGTATTCCCAAGCAGCCGGTGAGTTATGCGGCGCAGTTGCCCGCCAACTGCTCCCAGCACAGGCCGAGAACAGCAGGCAGGCGATTGCGGTGGCGGTGGCCTTCGCCATTAAGCCAGCGAGTAGCAGGCAAAGCGCTTGCCGCCGCGGTTCATCATCCGCGAGTTAATGCGGATGCCAGCGTCACGCAGCTCCTCGATGCGTGCGGCGAGGCGCATGCACTTGAAGCGGCTGAGTGCTGACATTGCGGTGAGTCCGCGTCCGGTGCGAAGGTATCGCAGGATGCGGTTGGTCTGGTTCTTGGTGTTTGTGCTCATGGTTTGCTAAAGATGCGCCGGCAGACCGCCAGCATGGCCGCGGCGGGCAGGCATGGGCGGTCGCCGTGGTAGACGCGCACGTTGCGCTTCTCGTTCTCGCGGGCGTTGAGCCAGCGGTTGACGAGGTCGATGTCTTCGCGGGAGTAGGTGAGGGTGGTCATGGCTACCAGTTGCTCCAGTGATGCCCACAGATCCGGTCCGCCTCGTATTCCGCGCGCTTATCCTCGAGCCACTCTTGCTCTTCCTGCGGCGTACGCTCGCGGCGGACGTTGGTGTTGGCCGGCGGTGTGATGTCTTGGTCGCTCATTTCCAGCTCCTCTCGTCCCAATCTTTCTTCGTCTTGCAGTAGGTCATCAGCGCCGCGTGCATCTCGCTATTCGCCGCATCCATCGCCTTCTGGCTGGTCACCGCGAACGCGAGGTCGGGCATGGCGGCGGCGAGCAGTTCGCACATGCGGCGCGCCTCGTTGCGCTCTTTGACGAGCTTGAGCAGCGGCGCCTGCAGCACCGGCAGAGACTCGGCGACCACCGAGGCGATGTGCGCGGGGCCGATGCACTCATCGTCGCCGCACTCGCACTTGCCGTGCTGCGGTTTGTTGTAGTCGTAGGACAGGTCAATCATGGCCGACCTCCGATGTTGTTGATCGCTTCGAGCGCAACGAACGTGCCGACAACGAGCAGCACGATGGTCGTGAACGTGCTGTCGG